TAAGGCCAGCTGAAATCGTAGTTATTAAAACCACAAAGTAATATAAGAGCCATAAGGCTCTTTTTATCGTGTAAGTAGATTAAATGAGTGCAACTCTCATAACACGACCAGAAAGGAAATAAATATGTCAAAATTAGAATATTATACAATTAAACCAAATTTAAAACAGATTTATGGAAAGAAAGTAACAAAAGAAACAGAGTTTACTGAACAAACAGAAGATGGTAGAGTACATCAAACATTCAAAGATTTAACATTAACTACTATAGTTAAAAACGAAACAAAATCAGAATTTTTTCAAGTACAAGAAGAATCAAAAATGGTTGTAACAATGCCAGAAGGAACTATCTTAGTATGGGATGAAACAGAAGGATTCATTATACCACAATGTCAAATGTGCACATTAGATGAATTGGAAGAAGAAATAGCAGATATAAAAGAAATATATAATACTCCAATTGAAGAAGAAAAATAAAGAAGGTGATAGCATGACACTAACAGAAATGAAGAAGAAAGTACTAAAGTTAATCGAAGAAATAAACGAAGAAAGTAATTTGTTAACCGATGACCCAGATATTTCTGCCAAAATCAATGAAGTTATTAATCAAATCCAAAATGAATTGTCTAGAATAAAAAAAATACCAGCAAGGGAAGAATTAATCGTAGATATAACTGAACAAGACATGTATGACTTCAAGGATATTGATAAAAATATGTTTCAATTAAATTTAATTAGAGGAATAGAACACAATATTGTTGGAGATACAATTATATTTCTCGAATCAGGAACAGCAAATGTATTTTATTATAAATATCCTAAACAAATAACAGCTGGTGTTGAAGAAGATAAATTCAAATTTGATTTATCAACAGATGTGTTGGAAATTATGCCATATGGAGTTGCTGCTGACTTATTAAAGTCAGATATATCAGCACAATATGGTAGAGTTTATGCTGAAAGATATGAACAAATGTTACAAAGATTAGACCCAAGATATCATACAGGTTCAATTTATATAGATGGTGGTGGTATAGATGAGTTCGTATAGTAGTGCAGCTGGAGTACCAAGTGGAAATATGGTAACAAGAAAAGTAGATATGTTTGCTGGTGTAGATTTTAGTAATAGTGATACAAACTTATCAAGAAGCCCAGATAGTTTAAATATGTGGAAAAATTACAAGAATAACGATGCTGGTATAGAAACAAGGCCTGATATGGAGTTAGTTGAAACTTACGATAACACCATATTTGGCCTATTTTTTTATGATGTAGGCAATATAACACATAGAATAGTGCATTGTGGCACTAAATTATATGATGGCATGACAGTTATATTTAGCAGTATGAATCCTGCAAAAAGTATGTCATTTATATTTAATAATATTCTATATATTAAAGATGGATTGAATTATTTGGAATATGATGGAACAACCATTCAAGAAGTTGTAGGAACTATACCAACAACATCTATTGGTGATGCCGAAGGCAGTGGAACAACATTTCAAGATGTTAACTTATTAACTCCATTACGAAAAAATTTGAGAATTGGTGATGGAACTACTACTAAATTTAAACTAGATACTGAAAATATTGATAGTGATTATGCTGTAACAGCAACAGTAGATGGAATTACTTATATTAAAGGTGCTGGATTAACAGTAGATGCAGTAAAAGGTGAAATAACATTTGATACTGCACCACCTGCACCACTTACTGATGGTCAACATAATATTGAAATACTATTTAGAAAGACAGTACCAGGACATAGAGATAGAATTAACAAATGTACACTATTAACAGTATTTGATAACAGAATATTCTTTAGTGGTAATCAAGATTATCCAAATGCGATATTTCACAGTTCCGTAGAAGACCCTAGATATGTTTCTGATTTAGATTATTATAACGAAGGAATGGACTTATCACCTGTTAAATCAATGGTAGCAGGTAATAATGCTTTATGGGTATTAAAAGAGCCATCACAAGCAAATACTACGATATTTTATCATAATCCTGTAATAGATAATTCATATGGTAAGATTTATCCAAGCACACATTCAAGTATATCAACAGGATGTGTTGCAACAGGTATTAATTTTAATGATGACATAGTATTCTTTTCTGATAGAGGCATGGAAGCAATAACACAAGATATAACTACCGAACAAACTTTATCACACAGGTCTAGTATGGTAGATGGCAAACTTTTAAAAGAAGCAAACTATAAAAATATGATTCTTGAAGAATGGGAAGGATATTTATTAGTTATCATTGGAAATAAAGTGTATTTAGCCGATAGTAGACAAAAATATCAAGGTGTTTCAGTTGAGTATGAATGGTATTATTGGGAATTATCTCATAATATCACATGTACTGCGGTTAAAAATGGAGTGCTTTATTTGTGCGGTGATAATGCTATCTATAGTTTTACAAAAACTGATGGTGAAATTGAAGCATATTGGACTACTAAACATGATGATTTCAAATACCCAGAATATCAAAAAACTACTAATAAAAGAGGCGGAACAGCAGAAATATTTGGCGACAAAGTAAAAGTATATGTAAAAACTGATAATAATGATTTTGAATTGATAAATGAATACACCAATACAAAGGGATATATTGTATATAGAATAAAAAAGAAAAAGTGGAAAAGGTTGCAAATGAAATTTAGTTCTACAACACCATTTGGATTAAATTCATATACATTAGAAAGTTTTGTTGGTGGATATGTTAAAAGGTAAGGTGATATAAATGGCAAGTTATAATGTAAATTATGATGATGATAGATTCAAACAAGTAGAAACTGAAAAGCAAAGTCAGTTAGAACAATATAATAAAGCATATGATGATTTAATTAATGAAAGAAATACATTCACACAGCAACAACAAGATTATGTGAATAATTGGCAAGCAACACAAGAACAAATAGCAAATGATAACTTAAATCATCAAATAGAATTATATAATCAGCAAAAAGATAAAGCCGAAAGAGATTATCAAAAAGAGGCAAGAGCAAGTTATGCTGATTATCAAAAAGAAGTAGATAGATATGGTGTTAGTAGGGAAAATGTAGTCAATAATGGATTATCTAATAGTGGATATGCCGAAAGTTCAAAAGTTGATATGTATAATGCATATCAAAACAGATTAGCAAGTGCTAGACAAAGTTTAAATGATATTAAATTAGAGTTTGATAATGCGATAAAAGAAGCAACATTGCAAAACAATGCGACATTAGCAGAAAATGCATTGTCTGCATTGAAACAAAAACTAGACATAGCATTAGAAGGATTTAATTATAAAGATACTCAAACCCAAAATAAATTAACATGGCAAAATAATATTAATAATAATTATTACAATCGTTATAAAGATGTCGAAAGTCAAATTAATTATGAAAATGAACAAGCAGAAGCAGCAAGACAATTTGATGAACAAATGGCATATAAGAAAGAACAAGATAGAATTGCACAACAAAATTGGGAAAGAGAATTTGCATTGCAACAAGCACAAGCTGCAGCAGCTGCAAGGTCTTATTCGGTTAGTTCAGGAAGTAGCAGCAGTAGTAGCGGCAGTTCATCATTGACAAATGGTTCATCAAGTAGTTCAGGAAGTAGTTCAAATGGTTCATCAGGAACTATTCAATATAATGGCAAAACAGGATACAGTTCATTAACAAATGCAGTTAATTATTTAAAGAATAATGGAGTGTCAGGAGTTAGCATAGCATCCAATGTTAATGATTTAATTGCAAAAGGATATTTAACTACTCAAACTGTTAATGGTAAATTATATTACTTCCCAAATCCTAATGCAAAACAAAGTAGCAGCTCAAGTAAGAAAACAAGTAGTAATCAAAAATCACAAACTCTAATTGAAAAAAGAATGGCACTACAAAATGGCAAGTTAGTATTGTAAAGGAGTGATTAAAATGGCATATAATGCAATAGAAAAGCAAAGATTAGAGGAATATAAAAGAAATTTAAGTTTAGTTGGTACTAATCAATCTAGTATAAATATGCCAACTCCAACAAATATACCTGGTGCAACAAATTATCTTCCTACTAGAAGTGGCCAAGAAGCGATGGCAATAAAGAAAGCACAGAATGAAGTTAATAATAATACATGGTTTAAAAAATCAGAAGCCATGAATGATAAAAATAAGGCACGAGGAATTGCAAGAACAGCATTATCGACAGGATATGATATTTCAGGTAACTTCCTTAGAGGTGTAGGTTCAATTATTGAAGGTGCTAGCGATACCGTTAAATATGGTTATGCTGGAGTACAAAGTTTACTAGGAAATAAAGAAAAAGCAAAAAAAATAAGAGATGAAGCATCACAAGTAAATAATTTTGAAAATTTTCTAGGATTTAATGAAAATGAAACAAAAAATTCAGTTCTTGGTAAAAAAAGTGAAGGTGTTGTACAAGGTATAGGATATTATGGTGGAATGATAGCATTACAATCAGCAGGAGTACCATGGGAAATAACATCATCATCCACAAGTTTTGGTAGTAGTTATGGTGAGGCCTTAAACGAAGGTGCTACTGCTAATCAAGCATTCCTATTTGGATTAGGAAGTGCTGCTGCTGAATTAATTTCAGAAAAAATCTTTTCAGGTATAAACTTACCAAGAACGGGTAAGAACATATTAAACACAGAAAAGTTTATTGAAACTCAAACTGATAAGATTAAAAGTGAATTAATTAAAAAGTTAGTAAAATTCGGTATAAATAGTTTAGGCGAAGGTGCAGAAGAAATTGTTTCAGGTGTTGCTACAGAAGCAGCCAAAAGATTAATTTATTCTAATGAATGGAATTATAGCACACAGGATGCACTTGATGATTTTATATCAGGAACAATTGTTGCTGGTATAACAGGTGGTGCACAAAATCTATTCATGAAAAATGGTAATGTAAATACAAATACAGAAAATCAACAGCAGAATGAACAACAAAATGTCAATGGTATAACTACTGTTAATGATATAGTAAACAATGAACAGCAAAACAACACAAATATCAATACAAATGAGAACGAAATAACTACTAGAATAAATGAAATAACAGAACAGATTAGTGAATATAGACAATTACAGCAAGAAAATAGAATAACACAGCAACAATTGCAGCAAATGACAGAATTGCAAACGGAATTAAACAATTTACAAAAGCAATTAAATACTATTACAGACCAAAATAATCAAAATAAAGCAGTAATCCCAACTGTA